TGAAGGGCAAGAGCAATCTTGCGCTCCCCCATGTCCGCGCATTCCGTTCCGTTGTGTGGGATGTGATTAAGAATACGCCAGTGAGCGTTGCTCCGCAGAAGAGCCACGATGGCGAGTCTATGCCGAATAGCCAAAGTGTGGAGGGCTATAAGATTGAGCGCTTTATTGATGGCGTGATGATCTGCGGCTTCTACGACCAGTACAACAACCAGTGGCGCTTCCACACGCGCTCCACGCTCAACGCAAACTGCCGCTTCTATAGCCAGACGAAGAGCTTTCGCCAACTGTTTGAAGAGGCGGTGTCCACGACGATGACATGGTCCAACTTTCTCGCATCGCTCAACACGGCTACGCAGTACACCTGGGTACTCCAGCATCCTGAGAATCGTATTGTGGTGAATGTCACGACACCGACGGTTGTCTGCGTCCAGAAGCAGATGTATACGGGTGACACTCTTATGACTATTGCGGAACCGACAATCTTTGATGTTGCAAAGGTGTCGGTAGCATCTTGGAGCGAGCTGACCGCCAATCTCCAGTTGGAAAACGCGCAGTTCAAGCACAACTTCCAGGGATACTGCATGAAGAATGCGACGACGAATGAGCGCTGGAAGGTACGCGGCGAGGCGTACAACCGCGTCCGCCGACTCCGTGGCAATTCCGCACGCCGCGACTTCCTATGGCTAAGTCTATGGCGCACGGGTATGCTTCGTGACTACCTCGCTCTCTATCCTGAGGAGCGCTTCTCCGCGAACGCTATTGTGGATCGCTGGAAGATGATTAGCCGCACGGTGTACAATCTGTACACCGATGTCTTCAAGGCGCGCAGCTTGCAGAAGGGACAGATTCCGCCGAAGTACCGCCCGTTCGTCTTTGGGCTCCACAATCTCTACATCAATGATCTCAAGCCCCAGAACAAGACGGTCGACTGGCAGACCGCACTCCAGTATATGAACGGACGCGATACGGCACAGGCGCTCTACGCAATTAACTGGGAGGTGCGCCAGCAGAATCAACCAACGATTCCGCTAGAAGTACAGGTGGATGCGTCGGCGTCACTCGTGGAGACCACGCCAGTTGATGTGTCGGCACCGGTGCCGCAGGAGCCGGTTCCTCGCGCGGCAGAGGTCTCTATTCCAGAGGCGCAGATGATGAATAGCGTCGCCTAGATCAACAACCAAATACAAAACCAATAAACCAATAAAAATTCAAAAAAAACAAAAACCAATATATTTTTGAATGTCGGCTCGCCTTCGTTTAAACGGCAAAACTAACGAATTCTTATACCGTAGAGCAATGTGCGGCATTTGGTTTACACTCAAAGCAAAAGGGCTTACGACAGAACAGGCTCTAAAATACATCAAGAACCTGGAGCCGCGAGGTCCAGAATACACTGCCATCAATGATATATCCGGTGTCTTACTGGGATTTACGCGCCTCGCAATTAACGGTTTAACCCCACTAGGTCATCAGCCGTTTCTCCAGGACAACACAGCAACCATATGTAACGGTGAAATTTACAACTATAAGGAACTCGCGAATCGCTGGAATCTTCAACTCGCCGAGGGAACGAGTGACTGTGCTATCATTCCCCACCTCGCAACCCATCTTCCGCCTACAGCCCTGGTTCGTGCCCTGGACGGCGTATTTGCCTTTGCCCATGTGAATACGAACGATGATACTCTGCTCATTGCAAGGGACCCGTACGGCGTACGACCTTTGTACCAAGCCAATTATGCGGATGGGTCCACTATTTGGTCATCGGAAATCAAAGCGCTCCCAGCCGACTACACGCAGATTCAGCCATTTCCACCAGGAATGTGGGCACTGTACAATATTACAACGGGAATCATGTTAGATTCTTGTAAGTATCACGAAGTTCCTCATGTGAAACTTGCGGCGTTTGGATTTCCAAACGGACTATCATTTGCCAAGGCAGCGTTAAGAGAGTCCGTCATTACGGCAGTAAAGAAGCGTCTCTTGAGCGACCGTCCTATTGGCGCACTGCTGAGCGGTGGTTTGGATAGTTCGTTGATTGCAGCGATTGCGGCACGAGAACTCAAACTAACACATAAGAAACTCCATACATTCAGTATTGGAATGCCTGGTTCTACGGATCTTATGTACGCCCGAATGGTGGCGAAGTTTATTAAGTCCGAGCACCACGAAGTGATTGTCACTCCTGAGGATTTCCTCAATGCGATTCCCCAAGTAGTCCATGATATTGAGTCGTACGATATTACAACGGTACGAGCCAGCGTTGGCAATTGGCTAATTGGTAAATACATAAAAGAGAATACGGATATTAAGGTCGTCTTTAATGGGGACGGCTCCGACGAAATCGGTGGAGGTTATTTATATTTTTACAGGGCGCCGAGTGACGAGGAGTTTGAGGCAGAATCTGAACGGCTCCTCAAAGAGATTCACTTATACGATGTTCTCAGATCGGATCGGTGTATAGCGGCACACGGTCTGGAAGCGCGCACACCGTTTCTAGATAAGAATGTGGTAGCGACCTGGCGAGCGATTGACACCTATTTACGCAGACCCAAAAAGGCAAACGCGGAGGGGCGCGGCGCGATGATAGAAAAGTTTATTTTACGCGAGGCATTCGTCCACGACCACTATTTACCGTTAGATGTACTCATGCGTAAGAAGGAGGCGTTCAGTGACGGTGTATCCGCAACAACTGATTCGTGGTATCTCCGTACAAGCGAGTATGCCAAGACCCTTTCCACGGATCAAGATACAAAATACATCCATAATCCTCCACAGACGGATGAGGCGCGCTGGTACCGTCAACTCTTTGTCCAAAATTATGGCGATAAGGCGACGACTCTTATTCCCCATATGTGGTTGCCGAGGTGGATTGAGGGGGCAACGGACCCGAGCGCCCGCACGCTCAAAGATCTATACTAAAGTGCTTTGACAAAACGCTGGACCACGATGTGCGAATCTCCTTACGATATGTATCAAGCACCGCACGGTCATCCTTCCATTCAAAGGTCTCTAAAAGCCGCACCAGATGTTCAAATGAGTCAAATAAGTACACATTGGGTGATTTGAACACTTCATAATAATCCGCCAAAGACAACCATGTAGCCTTGTTAGAAAACAAGGATAACTCCATAGGCAAATCACTCTGCCAGTACGCCGAGACGCTATTAATTGCTACATGTTGAAGCATGTAGAGTTTGGACGGAAAAAACAGCGGAATACCGGCAGAGAAATGCTCAAACATACTCATAGTGCTGATTTCGTAAGGAATGTGAATAATACCTTTGAATGTGCCGAGGTCGCTCCATTCGAATTGTCCACCTAATTCGCTCTTCATCGTGATAAGTGGATGCTTGGGCAAATTCCCGTGATAGCAGAGGAATGTGGGTCGCCGAGGCTTATACTGGATACCTGTATACGCGCATAATGACGGAATATGTGTAGTAGATAATCCACATCCTAGTTTGGTATAGAGTTGGTCCGCTTTATTGTTGGAAACGGCAATAAGCAATCCCCGTGCCGCCAAGCGACCCAGACACGCCTTGTACAATTCAAGCATGCGCGTGTTGCGTGACCAGCAGAATGGTAAATCGTAACGACACGAATTAATCATAATAATAGGTTTATTGTACTTTTCAAAGACGGGTATAAATCCGTTGGGATGTCCACAGATAAATCCGTCAAAGGTTGATAAAAAATCGTCGTACCGTGCCTGAAAGGCGGCAATCATTGCTTCGTCCAAATGCGCCCAAGTGCTAGGATTGATATGTTCCATTGCCATTGTCGGTTTTTTGAAGACCCAGGCGTGACCACTCATACATACATCGGTCACCTCAAATTGGGGACATAGGTTTTTAAAGTCGGCGATCACAGAGATATGAAGATCCATGTTAAATAGTTTCGGTTTCTGTTGAACTTTCATCAATAACTGAGATAGGTTTTGAAAACTCATCTTTATTGAATACTTCCCAGCCGTGCTTTATATCTCTTACTAAAATAAGAATGATCAACGAATTACTTCTGGTTTTATCAGAAGTAATTTTATCGGCGTATCCGTTGTTGATTAAACTAGTTGATGTATCGGTTCTGTTACAAACTGGTCTACGGATGGCGGTATTTACTACGCTTGCCGCAGTAGCGGCGGTTCTTACAAAGAATCCTCTTGCTGTCGGTTCCCTTTTGTCCACGGAAACACTCGGTGCCGGCGTACTCAATTTAATCCATGTGTTCACGAGTTATACCGCGTTTGAGCAGTTAACAGGCGGCAATGCCATGGCACTCTTTTACACCTATCCCGTGTTTAATATTTTGGCGACTGCTGCGGTGTTCAAAGAAACTATTCCTCTCACTTCGGTACCTTGGATAACTCTAGCCCTAGGAGGTGCCATCGCACTTGCCCAGCCCACCGCTACCAATTGGACCCTGGTAGGCGTTATTAGTGCCCTACTTGCTGCACTCACTGAGGTCGGTATCTATATTTGGTTCCGGTTGCGCGAGGAGAAAGAATCAAACCAGCCATGGACGAAAATGATACAGATGTACGGTAGCAGCGGTGTTCTATGGGCAGTAGGAATCGCCGCCGCCGCCGCCGTCGGTGTTCTTGCAAAGAACACATTAAATATTACTCCCAGCGGACTCGGTAGTATTCTTGCCTTCAATTCGTTGGTAGGATTTACGGGCTATGCTTTGCGCTTTTTCCTTATTCCCCAAGTGAGCACAATCGTATTTAGCGTACTTTCGTTTTTTGGTATTGTGTCTGCCTATGTATTTGACTGGATTTTTACAAATCAGAAGCCGAATATGACGCAGATTCTGGGCGCGGTGGCGATTATGGTAGCGAATGGTATGTTGATTACGAGGGATATTGCCTAAAGATACTACTTTAAATATTATAAAATGTGTTATTCTCATATACGAAAAGGATTTTATATTTTTTCTTACCGCCCGCTGGAACATTGGGAGCGCAAACTTCTTATTGAAAATTCCTACCATAATACGAATCATATACTTTCAACAAAAGTATTACCAATTCAGGTTGCTCAGCGCAGATATGGTTCAATCCTAGCAAACAAAGAATTTAACCCAATCTATGTGAAGAATTGGTACACCTATGAATGCAATAAAGAGATATATCAAATCTATCCCCGCGAATTCAAATGGCTGGATATCCAAATTCCCAACAAAATTACGCATACAACATATATACCTGAACTCATAAATACTGGTGATACGCTCGTATTTGAGACCGAGGACAAAGTAAAGCACCTAAATTAACCCCATATAACAAGGATAGGATGGCTGCTACACCCGCAAATAGCCTAACCCTAGTGAGTACGGGTCTCGCTGATGCACGCTTGATGTCCCCTAAGGGCAATCCAGATATCCATCAGTTCGTTCATGTAATTAATAAAACAACGCGCTGGGCGGCGCAATGGAATCGTGTAGACTTTGACGGCACACCCGAGTTTGGTCAGCGTGTTTCTCTTACGATTCCCACAATCGGCGAGCTGGTAAATGCCATTATGATTGTTGTAGAGATGCCAGATATTTATAGCACACAAATCGCCGCGATACAAGCCATGGGCGGCACGAGTCTAACCGATCAAGGCAGCTTCTTAGGTCCGCTCTTCGGCTGGACAAACTCTCTTGGTCACGCGCTCATTCAGCAGATAGAATTGGAAATAGGCGGTCAGATCGTCGAAACATTCGATAGTCGACTGTTAGAAATCCTAGACGAATTGAACGAAACGGTGGAATCCGCAATAGCCAAGAATTTTATGATTAAACGTACTCCGCATGGATTTACAAATACAACATATTTGAGCCCTACGCCGACAACCGTGTATGTGCCGATTCCGTTTTGGTTTTCTAGACCAGGTGTTCATTCGCACGCTTTACCTTTACAGGCACTTAATAATAATGTCGTGCGTATTCATGTAACATTTCGTGGAATAAATGGATTGGTGTACACAGAAGCACGAGCAAATCCAAATACAATTGGTTTGAGTAATACACCGGCGTATACAGAACCGTATGCTCCTATGTTACCGATTGTAGGATCTCCTTTCTGGGGAGAAACTGCTGTTGATGCATCTGGTAGTCCAATCAAAATACTTGGTCCGGTTTACACTATGAATTCCTCTATGGGAACAGGTCCTGTTACGGGTGGAATTATTCCAGGTATTAGAATGCCGCTCCGTTTATCACCGATTGATGCGTATGCTATGATTGAGTATATTTCGTTGGAAGAGTACGAAGCAATCGTATTTCGTACAGCCGAGTTAACCTATCAAGTAAAGCAACATTTTGCAGTTCCGGTAGAGCAGACCCTGGGACAAACAGAAATTCATTTGAACATCCCGTACGCCAATCCTACGAAAGATATGATGTGGGTATTACAGCGACCCGAGGCGCAACTGTATAATGCCTATTTCTTATTTACACGCGATTTATATCCTACTCCAGTATCACAGCCTGAGGGCGGATCTCCGCCGCTGCCGAATCCTACTACAATTCCGTGGTGGCCTGATGCAATCTTACAACCATTACAACTCTATAATTGGCAGATTAAACCAGGATTTCAGGACTCGTATTCGGAGCCTTTGGCGGGGGCGGCACTCCATTACAATTCGTATGAGCGTTTTGTACACGAGGGTGGATCTTTCTTTCGGTCGGTGATTCCGTCGCAGTATTTTGTCAAATCTGCGGCGATTGACCGTTATATTTACGCCTATGCGTTTGGACATAAGAATGACCGGCT